ATGAAGAATTAAAATCAGTTCAAGAAAAGGTAAACGCAATAAATCAAGTTCAAATGCAAGTTGGTGGTTTAGAAGTTCAAAAGTCTATAGGTTTAGAACAACTAAAAGTTTTTCAACAAGAACTACTCGCTAAGCAACAAGAAAGAACGGCACTAGAACAAGAAGCCGCACTATTAGGATTAGAATTTGATAAGAGTATAAGTGACGCAAGATTAAAAATTTTAGTTGATGAAGGCAAAAAAGCATTAGCAATAGAAAAAGCTAAAATTGCAGCAGACAAAGCCTTGAGGGTGGGTGCAGCTAAAGATATTTTAAGTAGCATAGCACAATTAGCAGGTGAAGGAACAGCAGCAGCAAAAGCAGCAGCCTTAGCAGGCATTCTTATAGATACAGCAAAAGGTGTTTCAGGTGCTATAGCTGCAGGAGCAGGGTTACCATTCCCTTTAAATTTAGGTGCAATAGCAACAGGGGTAGCATCTGTATTAGCAGGTATTGTAAACGCTAAAGCCGTTCTTAAAAAAGTTCCGGGTGGTGGTGACGGTCCCGACCCCCAAATTGATGTGCCGACAGAAGGCGGTGGTGGTGGTGGTCCCGAAGGTTTAAATTTAGGCGCACCAAACATTGAATCAATAGAACAACCTGAAATTGGACAAATGGCACCGACTCAAGCTTTTGTAGTAGAGAGTAATATTTCAAACGCTCAAGCGTTACAGCAAGAATTAGACTTGCAAAGTACATTATAAACAAAATAGACAACTTTATATTTATTAGTGTTATGAAGAAAAAGAAAAAACTTATAGAATTAATCATAGACGAAACAGCAGACCACTTTGGAGTAGACGCGATAAGCGTCGTAAAATTTCCTGCGATAGAAGAAAATTTTGTATTCTTTAATAATGACTTTTTAAGTCTAGCAAAAGCAGATGAAGAAAAGAAACAATTAATCGGTGCAATACTTATTCCCGAGAAACGTATTCCAAGACTAGATAAGGAAACTAACGAAGAATACGACGTTTACTTTACTAAAGAAACTATAAAACAAGCTCAGAAGTTATTTATGTCTAGTTTAAATAACAATAACCATACCTTAGAACACAAAGAACCAATACAAGGTTTAACTGTCGTAGAATCGTGGATTAAGGAAGACAAGAAATATGACAAATCCAATATGTATGGTTTTTCTAGCTTACCTATTGGGACGTGGTTTGTACAAGTATCAGCAGAAAACAACCCTGAGATTTGGGAAGCTATTAAGAATAAAGAGGTTCGTGGGTTCAGTATAGAAGGCTACTTTACGGACAAACTAATTGAAGCATCTAAAAAAGTAGATATATTAGACGAAGTTTGTGAAGATTGTCCTGATGAGGTGACAATGAGCAAAATTAAAGATGTTATTCTACAAAACGAATTACAGCCTGTAGGTGCTTTAGATGGTGAACCATTATTTAGAACAAAAGAAGAAGCTGAACTATATGCTGAAATGTTCAAAGGCTGTTCAGGTAGTCACCCACATACAGTAGATGGTGTTAAATTATTTATGCCATGTGCTGACCATTCATCAGCAACAATGCGGGAAGAATATGGTAGCACAGGGCGAAAGAAACGCAAGAAAAAATACAAGATGCTAGAATATATTGCTTATGCTAAGCGTAAAGCTATGCTTAAATATTCTTGGGACGATTGTATGCGTGACCAAATGAAGCAATACGGCAATAAAGAAACGGCTGCAAAAGTATGTGCTACAATTAAATTCAAGTAAAAAACGCTAAAAGAAATAAACAATAATAACGCCTTTATATTTATATATGTTATGAGTACACTAGAAAAAATTTTAAATATCTTAAAAATGAAAAATGAACCTAAATCTTATAGCGTAAAAATGTACGCTGAAATGAAATTAGAGGACGGTCGTATACTTGCTACAGAAGATGAGCAGTTTATGATTGGCTCTAAAGTATTTGCTGTCGGTGATGACGGTGAGGCAACTCCATTAGAAGCGGGAAGCTACACTATGGAAAATGGTAACAAAATGACAATCGGTGAATCTTCTGAAATCCTAGACTTAGGGGAAGAAAAAGAAGCTGAAGATGTTGAAGCGTCTGAGGAAGAACTTTCTGAAGAAATGTCTGAAGAAAACAAAGAGGAATTTGACGAGCCTGGCGAAACGCCTGCTGAGAAAGCAGATTGGGCTAAAACTTATGAAGAATTAAAAGACCGAGTTGCTGAATTAGAAAAAAAAGTATTTGGTGAAAAAGCAGCAGAAGAAACAGAAGAACTGTCTGCTGAAGAAGAACCTATTGAAGAAGAAAAGACTGAGATGTCAAACGAAGTGATAGGTGAACTTATGACTCAAATAGAAGAATTAAAAAGTAAAATAGTAGAATTAAGTGGTGAACCTGCAAGTGAAGGTATTGAATACAATCCTGAGGGAAGAAACATTAATGCTACTGTTGACCTAGCAAAACTGTCACCAATGGAAAGGACAGCGTATTATATTAACAATAAATAATTTAAAAAAATGGCAAATAAAATTCAATTATCAAAAAGACGTGAATTTGACATTACTGTAAACGGTGATACGTATGCAGGTGTTCACGCGATGCCTTATGTGACCGCTGCCTTGAGAAGTCCTGACACAGTTGCAAAAGGATATGTTAGAATCTTAGATGGTTTAACAAAATCTGCAGTTATCAATAACATTGCTTCAAGCAATCCTATTGTTGCTGCTGCGTGTTCGTTTTCTTCAGGAAATGACACATCAACAAGTGAGCAAGTTTTAACACTTACCGACCTTAAAGTAAATGAGGAAATTTGTAGAGGTACAATTTTCCCTACTTGGATGGGACAAGGAATGGACAGAAATGGTGACTTACCACAATCTTTTTCTGATTTCTTATTACAAGTAATTGCAGGAAAAGCTGCTGCTCAATTAGAAATTGGTATATGGCAAGGAGCTGCTCCTTTTGGAACAGGTTTCTTATCTGATGACGGTACGCAAGATGAAGCGGGTGCTGATGCGTCTGCTTGTAAAGACTTTAGCGAAGTAGATTTCGCTGATGCTTTAGCTGCTTCAGACATCTTAACTGATATGGCTGCTGTATATGACAAGGCTGCTTCTGATATTTCAGGAATACTTACTAAGCCCGGAGTTGGATTCTATATGAACAACAAAACTTATGGATTCTACATTCAAGCTCTAGCTTCAGCAGGTTCTAATCAAGGACAAATTTCAGGATTAGGATTTGATGCAAAAGCTGATACAGCTACTTACTTTGGATATCCAATATACAGATGCCCCGGAATGTTCAACGATACAATTCTTTTCACATATCCTGAAAACTTAGTATTCGGAACAAACTTAGCTACTGATTGGACTGAAGCAAGGTTAATACCTACTTACGAATATGACGGCTCAGACAACGTTAGAGTTGTTATGAACTTCGCTGTAGGGGTACAAACGGCTGTTGCGACAGATGGTGTTTACGGTTCAACTGTTTGGGATTCATAAATAATTTAAACGGGGAGTTGTAATATACTCCCCTTTTATTTAACTTTTAAATAATTAATAATATGGCTTGTGATATAACAAGAGGACGTTTAATAGATTGTAAAGACAGTATAGGTGGTCTAAAAGCCATTTATATTTGTAAAAATTACAATAATAATATTTCTGCTGTTGCTACAATAAACACTACAGAAATGACTGATGCAGGTTTTGCATCTTGGAGTGGTGCTAGTGGTGGTGTAACTACAGTGTTTAAATATGACCTAGTGCCAAACCTATCTAGTATGACTGTTAATGTGCAATCAGACAATGCTAATGGAACTACATTCTTTAATCAGACACTATCTATAACACTACAAAAGATTGACCATGACATGACCAATGAGTTAAGACTTATTGCATATTCAAGAGCTCAAATTTTTGTACTTGATGAGAATGACAACTGTTTTTTATTAGGTATTGATGGTGGTTGTCATGTAACAGGTGGTACTGTTGTAACAGGTGCCGCTAAAGGTGATATGACAGGATATACTATAGAATGGGGAGCAGAAGAAAGAAATGCTTTGGTTCAAGTGGTACCCACAAATGGGGTTGCTCAATCAAAATATCCGTTTGACCAATTAGCTGATGTTATTGCTGACCCTACAGATATAGTGATTACAGAAGGAGCTTAATCGTTACTCTAAAAAGAAAAGAAAAGGGGTTTTTTTGCCCCTTTTTTTGTACACTAAAAAACAATATCTTAACTTTTATATTTATAATAAACTACTATGGCTTGGAAATTAAAAAAAGAATGGGAAGGTAAAAGTATTGATAGTATCAATACCCCATTAAACGACTTAACACAAAAGCAAATTGAAGGACTTAATGAAAGCGTCAGAGATGCTTTATTTGTAAAAGAAACTAAAAAGAAAAAAGATGTTTCAAGTAAAGCCTGAATTTAGGGGAAATATAACACCTGAACCGACACAGGAACGCATGGAGTTAATAAAAGAAATATCTTTAGAATTATTTAATGAATTTTTTGAAGAAGTATGATACAAACTATACAAGATACAGGGGTTACTGTTTGTAGATTTCGTCTTAATCTTTATGATGAAATGACTTCTACTAACTTATTAATAACCTTTACGAGTCAACTAACAGGCAAATCTAAGACCTTTTTGCCTCTTTCCACAGTAACTACTAACAAAGAAAGATATTTAGAGGTGGTATACTTTACAACAACTAGCGAGAACTTATCCGTAGGTCAGTTACATTTAGGAACAACCGATTGCCCTTTAGGTTTTTATGATGTTACAATATATGAAAATTCAAGTGCTGTAAATCTTGACCCTTCAGGTCTTAGTGTTGTATATACGGGTTTAATGAATTTATCTAGTACAAGTAATACTAGGTCTGTAACATACAACGAATATACTACAAACGATTCTGATACTGAAAGCGTTTATATAACAATATAACTATGAAATTAGACTTAATAAAATTATCACATTACAACATACCACACTTAATAGAAGATTCTAAGAATGATTGGATTTCTTTTGGAAAAGATAATCTATACCCGAACTACTTACTAGACCTATTCTTAGGTAGTGCTATTAATGGTGCTTTGATTAAGTCTATAGGTGCTATGATTTATGGTGAAGGATTAGCTGCTACAAATGCAGATGAAACTACAGACACAAAAGAATCATATTTACGATTAACAGAATTATTACACAATTCAGATGACGATGTGCTAAAAGACCTAGCTATGGACTTAAAGCTATTTGGTGGGTGTTACGTTAATGTTATATGGTCACGAGACAGGTCAAGGATTGCTAAGATGAAACATATACCTGCTCAGTATATACGTTCAGGTAAAATGATTGACGGTGAAATAGACACATATTATTATAGTGCTGATTGGTCAAAAGTTAAAAAACAAGAATACAGACCACGTGCTTATGCAGCCTTCAATACTGACGATAGAACACAAGCTAGTCAAATCTTAATGATTAGAGATAAAAACCCTGCTTTATTTTATGGGTTTGCTCCTGATTATGTAGCTGCTACGGATTGGATTCAAATGGAATTAGAAATAGCTCAATTTCATTTATCTAATATAACTAGCGGTATGACTCCTAGTATGCACGTTGGATTCTCTAACGGTGTGCCTACAGATGAAGAACGCCGTACTATAGAACGTCAATTAAACGCTAAATTTGCAGGTAGTGGAAATGCAGGTAAAATACTAATCACTTTCAATGACGGAAAAGAAACAGCACCTATAATAGAACCTATCCAAATGAATGATGCACAGTCAGCTTGGGAAGGTATGTCAAAACAAGCTGTAAATCAAATCTTGGCAGGACATAGAGTTACGTCACCAATATTATTTGGTATTAGAGCAGAAGGTGGTGGACTTGGAAATAATGCAGATGAATTACGTGATGCCTTTAGTTTATTTACAAATACTGTGGTTATTCCGTTCCAAAACACGCTTTTAAAGGGTTTAGAGAAGATATTTAAAGTTAATGACATAAACCTTGATTTATACTTTAAGTCGCTTAAACCTGCTGATTTCATTGATTTAGAAGTTACTAAGACACAATCAGAAGAAGAACAAGAAAAAGAAGGTGTTACAAAAGAGGAAATAAATACAGATCAATTAAAGCAAGAATTTAAGGACTTACAAGACATAGACACTAAACCGACGCAAGGAATGATTGACGAAGCTATAAAAGGATTAGAATGGCGCAGAGAGTATGGACGTGGTGGCACTCAAGTTGCAGTTGCTAGAGCTACTAATATTAAGAACGGTGACAACCTTAGCTTAGACACAATTAAAAGAATGAACAGTTTTTTTGCTAGACACGAAGTAGATAAAAAAGCAGAAGGTTATGAAATAGGTGAAGATGGATTCCCGTCAGCAGGAAGAATTGCTTGGGCTTTATGGGGTGGTGATGCAGGACAATCTTGGGCAAAAAAAAAAGTTAAAGAAATAGAAGGTGTTAGAGCTGATTTATCTGATGATGAATTTGATGATGTATTTGATGCACTAGAAGGCGAACAAATAGATTTAGACAAATGGGAAGTTGTAGATGAGCAAGATTATGTAGAGGATTATTGTGATTGGGCGGATAGCTTTATAGAACCTAAAGACATAAAGGATAAATTTGCAGACGAAATAGTTAGCAAAGAGGACAGGTTTAGTTACTTAGACAAGTCATATTATAGGGTTAGATTTAAGTACATTAAGAAAAGTAGAAAACCAAGCAAATCTACTAGAACATTTTGTAAGAATATGATGCGACTATCAAAAGGTGGTTTTGTATATAGAATTGAAGATATTGATGCAGCTAGTAGAGCAGGAGTAAATAAGCAATTAGGACACAAGGGACGGCCTTACGATTTATTTAAATTTAAAGGTGGCGTATATTGCAGACACGCTTGGAAGGTGATTCTATATAGATTAAAAGAAGGCACAGAATTAAAAGATGGTCAAAGTATGAACGATTATAAAAAGACTGACAGCATACCTAAATCATACACACCAAGACCAAGAGGAATTAAAGATGCAGTAATAGCACCTGAGAATATGCCAAATCAAGGACATTATCCAGGAGTAAAATAAATTAAAATATGGCAATACAACATACTCTGTTTATAAGCAGTACAAGATTAAAAAAAGACACAGCTTTGGGGCAATCGGTAGATGACAACCTTATAATGCCATATATACTATTGGCACAGGATATGAATATACTTCCTGTACTTGGTACTGATCTATATGAAGCAATAAAAACCAAAATACAAGGTGGTACACTTACAGGTGATTATAAGACTTTAACTGAAACTTACATACAACCTGCTCTTGTTCAATTTGCGTTTGCACAATTAGCACCGTATTTAAGGCTAAGGTTCGTAAATAATGCAGTTGTAGTTATGGGGGCTACAGAACAATCTTCAAGTGCTACGTATGACGATATAAAGCCTTTGATGGACACGGCTACAGATGCAGCTCAGTTTTATAGACAACGATTAATTGACTACTTAACTGACAAGGGAAGTGCAGCGTTTCCAGAATATGCTAGTAACAATGATGCAGGCGAAATGTCACCGACGGTACGTAACTACTATGCAGGAATGAATTTAGATGTAGCACCATTAAGCAATAGAATGAAAAGTTTTTTACAAGGAGCAAATATCACCACGTATGACTGTTAAAAGAAGGACATATCCTAGTAGCTTAGAAAACTTTAAAAAGCTAAAAAATTATATTAAAAGATTAAACAATGGCAGGACAAAGACTCAAA